CAAAACTTTCTTTCTTAACAGCTATACTTTCTAAATGTTCTTTTAAATCAGCAACAGGAAATAATGTTCCTTCTGTACGCATTACAGCCTCTTGAGGTGTAATACATTCCTCTGCTTTCTTCTGTGTAATAGCTCTTGAATCTGATGAACTATATTTTACTATAAACCTATCTTCTAGTATTTCTAGTAAAGCTTTAATTACATCTGATTCTCCTGTATCTATATCATAACAATTATGTCTATTCATATAAGCACCCCAAAAGAAACCACATATTGTATCTCCATTAGTATTTCTATCGTATACATTAGGTATACCATAGACATTATATGCATTAGGGCTATAGAATAGTTTCTCTGAGCCTGCAAATGATGCACCTTCAACTCCACCTGTTCCACCTGCTAACATAAACCCAAAGGTTACCCCTCCATCTTCCACAGCTTTTCTATTTACGTTCCAAGCTTTTTCTAAGTTAGGAAATAAACCATCTTCCTCGTAATGTATTAGTTTACCACGTATACCCCTAGCCTTATCTGGGTTATCCTTTAATGATATGCCAAATATAGATGATAAGAAACCTCTCCTTGTTCCATACTCATCTAAGTAACCAAGCTGTATCTCCATAGCCTTTTTACCATCCACTAATCTCATACGAGGTAATGGAGTATTATCTGCTATCCAGTCTAATGTATCTAGTACTTTACCCCATACACCTTTATCTCCAGATAAGAAACCTTTCTCAGAAGCTAAGTGAAAGTTTGGATTACCAGATCCTGGATATACATATAAGTTTCTAGGACTCCAAGCAGCTGTTTTAAAACTAAAACCAATACCCCTTGTCTTTAATAACTTACCATGACTACCTAACTTCTTAGCGGCAGATACATAATGAAAGAATAAATAATCACCTGACCAAGGTTTAGGAAACTTACGCATCCTTTCTCCTTCTTTATCACTTTTACTTCCTTCTGCTTTTTCTACTAACCATATAGGTGCATAATTCCAATAGAAGTATAATTCACCAGGAATCCATTCACCATCCTCATCTCTTACCAACCCATGTTTCCAACGTCTTAGTTCTTCTTTCCAAAATGCCGCATATTCAGACTTAGGATTACTATTAGGTATGATATTAGTGTATCTACCATTCTTCTCAAAGAATATAGCTCTTTCTCTAAAGTAATCTAAATCTTCTAGTATATGTGGATTTGTTATATCTATTTCTCTTCTACCATCTTCATACTCTACTTTCTTGTTATTCTTTAGATAGGTCATTCTAGGTCTATCTTTAATAAACCCTCTACTCTCTTCAGGTGCAATTAAGTTTTGTATAAATTTTACTGTTGATATATATTCTAATAAATCCTCCCACACCTCACTATGAAGAGACTCTTTAAGAGCATCATTGATTGGGGTCTGGAATTTATTCATCTTTATTTCCATAATATTAATCTCTAAGAATTTCTAATATTAATAATGGTTTACCTGTATTTACTTTAGTAGTGTAAAAATGTCCATTTTTATTAATTAGTATATTATACTTATCTAAATATATTTTTATATTATCATTTTCAAACTTTTCTTTTTCCTCTTTAGTTTTTAAATTATAATCTGGTTTAATATATTTTGTCTTTACTCTTATTACTTCCATAATCTTTCATTTAATACAATAGCTTTAGTACTAAGTATAGTTTTAGATACTGATATAGCATTTTGTAATGCACATCTAGTAACCTTTAATGGATCAATAATATTCTGTTTAAACATTGACGTTTCAAAATCTATAACTGCACCATTCTCTAGTATTGTATATAATGGATCACGAAGACAATCTTTAAATTTATTCTTTGAGGTATTTGCTATCTTATATAGTGCAACTCCTCCCCCTTCAATAATTCCTTCTTCTAATCCACACTGGACAGCTAATACTGCATCTTCTATTCTATCCTTACGTTCTTTCATCTCCACTTCAGAATTACCACCAACTCTAATGATTGCAACCTTACCTGTAAGATTAGTTATACGTTGTTGTAATAATACTATATCATTACTATCTGTAGATATAGCTAATGTTGATTTTAAGTTTGCTAACTTTTCATTAGATGCTAATAAATTACCTTCGTTTAATAATGTGCACGTATGCTTTGTAATATAAATACTATCTAGTGTACCTAATACATTTATATTAGTATATGTTGTAGATGGATTAAGTACAGTGGCTCCTGTGTAATCAGCTATATCATCCATTAGATTCTTTCTATGATTAGCAAATCCTGGAGACTTAACTAATACAACATTTAAAGCTCCTTTATTATAATTCTCTTTTAATAATTTAAGAACTTGTTCTCCAAAATGATCTGCTATAATAACTATAGGCCTACTCTTAACTTCTAATATTACTCTTTTAATGTTATCCAATGACTCTAATTTCCCATCTACTAGCATTACCAAGGGTTCTGTATGCTCTACAGCTTGTTGATGAGGTTTATTTATAAAGGCATTATCAATATAACTAGTATCTAATTCCATACCATTTATAAGAGTTAATTCATCTAGATTACTATTACCTTCTTGAACTTTAACTATGGTAGAATGATTATATGCTTTCTGAATAATATCACCAATAACTCCATCATTATTAGATGAGATAGTAGCTACGTCAACTATATTTTTATTCTTTAATTCTTTAGAAGCACAGGCAAGATTATTAACTGTGTACTCTTCTAATTTCTCTAACTCAACCTTTAAATCATTATAAGATTCTCCCTTACCTAATAATTTATACCCTTCAGTAATTAGTGACTGTGCTAGACAAATAGAGGTAGTTGTACCATCTCCTGCCTGTTCAACTGTATTTTGTGCTACCTGTTTTAATAAAGTAGCAGCAATATTCTCTACTGGGTCTTCTAGTTTAATATAGTTAGAAACAGATACACCGTCTTTAGTTATATATGGATCACCATATTCATCTGCTATAATAACAGTACTACCAGATGGCCCCATTGTAGTTAATACTACTGATGCTAACTTATTAATACCCAACATTAGTTTATCCCTAACATCATTTCCTAGTTTAATTTCTTTGCTCGAATCCATTTATATAAATTTATAATTAAAGGTCTTCTTATGCTTTACAGCCCATTTAAAAGTAGAATAATTTTTATTTTCAAATATAGCAGCCTCTTTAACACTGTTAAAAACTATATTAGTATCTAAATTTATTACTTTTTTAGAGTTATTATTGTCAGACAAAAGACCTTTATTCTTTTTTAAATCTGACCATATTTTTCGTAATTCTTTAGGAACTGGTATTCCTTTATGCGCTAGTCCTATTTTATTTTTTGTAGATATACTGTGTGCAACTTTATTACCACCTATCTCAAGATTATAATTAAAATCTTTTTCTACAAATAATTGGGTTACAATTTTATTTTCTAAATTATATATAAAATCAATATCAAGAGATATTTGTAATATATATCTTCTAAAATTATGTCTACCATGTTTTTTAACAGCTTTTTTTTAATAATTTACCAGAGCCAAGATACCCATCATTAATATTATATGTAGAATGAACTCCAATATATATTTTTTGATTTATTATATTTTTAGTTAAATATAAAATGGAATGTTTTATATTAGTGGAAACCGTCTTCAAATTGATTAAAGGCTCTTGACCCACTTTTCTTGTTTTCATTATCTTCCTGTTCTTTAATAAGTTCTTTCTCAGCGGCCTTTAGGTCACGCATAATAAACTTAACATCCTTTAGGCCTCTAGTTATATCCGCAATCTTAGTAATAGGTTTACCTTGATTATCTCTTTCGTTTAATAATTCAGCAGTATTTTCTAAGTAGTTACCTACATCTGTTGCTGATTGTAATGATTGTTTATAAAGCTTTCCAATAACAGTTTGACTTATCCTTTTATATAAATCAATAGCATCTTGCATTGCTTCATCTATAACCCATTTATCATCTAAGTCTGGTATATCATGTATAAGTTCTTCTGTCCTTAAATTATCTGCTATTGTTAAATAATCAGATTTAATATCACAGTAATAGAATACAAATAACATCTCAGCATTAGCTCGTGTTTTACCTTTAGATTTATCTCTATCTAAAAGTGTCTTAAACGCAGACAATCCCCACACTTCTGAGGAGATTGTTAACTGCCAATTTTTCATTTCAAATAATTTCATTATTTCTTTTTAGACTGTGGTTCTTTATTAACCAATTCTGCAGATCCTTGAAATTCTTTTAGTACCGTTTCCATTGCCATAGCAATAGTTGATACATCCTGAGCAGATTTAAATGATCCTGCTCCTACAGCTAAATCAATAGCTTGTTTTAATACTTGTAATGCTTGTTCTGTGTTCATAATTATTCTTCTTCTATTTTTATTAATAAATCTATTCTAAAAAGTAAAAACCCTAATGAAAATATTTTGAAGTTTAATATTTCTCCTGTATCCTCATTTTTTACTATAATTAATGGTTCATATTCAAAGCCTAATAAAACTCCTACGTATGGACCACACCAATCTATATAAATATTTTCTAATATTTCCATTATCTATTATCTATTGAATCAATTACTGTATCATTTACTAGGGCATACATTTTCCCGTCAACCTCTACTGGTTTAATCTTAATTCTACTAATCTTCTCATAAGAGTTAGTTTCTGATTGCTCATATACTAACATCTTCTCAATATCTAGTATTACTTTCTGACCTGGTTTAAGATCAAGACAATGTGGTCCACTAGCCATTACATATTGTACTTCTGAGAATGAATTACTCTCTAGTACTAATTCACCATCCACATCTTCTGTGTTGATAGTAATAATTACTTTACTATGTCTAGGCTGTACTGGAAAGTCTGTTATAAGACCTAATACATCATCCTGTGTTAAATTTGTTATTTCTTCCATTTACTTCTTGCTTTAATCTGCTTAATATTTCTTTCTATTTCTGTAAAACTTACATATATCTTTCCAAATGATTTATAAAGGAAGTTAGTCTTTAAACTTTTTAGTTGTTCTTCTGTACTCACAGTAGTTAAGTCCAACTTCCTTATTTCTTCATATGTAAATTCATATGGTGATTCTACTAATCTTTTTATATCCTTATCTGACATGTGATATTTTAATCCAAACTTATGTATCAATATATCTACTTTATTTTTATCAATGTTAATCATGTATAATGTTAAAGTTAAATATTATTTTAAAGTTAGTTGTTTCTTTTTCTAAATCTGGTATGAAAACAGGGGATATAACATTGTCTGTAATAATCCCCAGTTTCCTGAATTTAGAAAGTATGTTCTGGAGTACTGAATCTTTTATTTTCAGTTCTTCCTTTATTTGATGCTTAATATCATAATCAAAGACTAACTTCCATAGTAATCTATTATTGGAAATCTCTTGCTTTAACTTATAATGATGGTATAAGAAAAGACTTAATACATGCTTCTGTTGCTTAGTTAAGCCATGTAAGAAACTTGTAATCTCTAACCACCTAAAGAATAAATCTTTAATGTATATATTAGCATTTGCTTCTTTAGTCTTCTGCGTTTTGCTTGGCATCTTTTACGTTTAAATAATGGTCTATATCATTGAATATTGCTATATCGTTAACTGCTCCACATCTCATGCAGACATCATTTTCAAGCTCATCATTTTCTATCCATAAACTCATACAATGATTACACGCAACTACTGGCAGTTCATCATAGTTTATTTTATTAGTATTCATCTTATCTATTTTTAATTTTATATCGTTTACATACTCTGTATCGAATACTGGAAAAGGTGATAGCTTATTATAATAAGTCACATGTTCTAGTAGTTGGTTAAGTAATAGTAATATTTTCTGGTTCATCTTTCTCTATATTTACATTGACTACCCATTCGCTTTCTAGCTCACTTCGCTCTAACTTTAGATTATATTTATAATTAGGATGTTTGTCAATAAATTTAACCATACCTTCTTCAAAAGTTTCTATTTCATTTAATAGAGAGGTTAGGTTTGCTTCTTTTCTAATGTAATTCATTTTCATCTAAAGTCTTTTTAAATTCTTCCCATTCTTCATTATTCATCAAATCTGGAAATCTCTCTCCACCATTACATGATTTGTTTGTAAAATGTTTACCTATTGGATCACATCCACAATGAATACAACCTTCTTGAGGTATACAATCATCTTTACATTTTAAGTGCCTATAAGATACCTGCTCTTGTATATGAATAGGTAATCCTATTAATCTATTATAAAACTCTTTTGAGTACCCCTCTATAAAGGATTTAACATTACTTATCGTTATCTGATTTAATTTCATTATACTATAATTTCTAATGATTCATTAACTTTAGATAAAGATTTAACTGATTTACTAAAATCAGACTGTATAACTTCTAATACAAGCTGCCAATCCATTATTTCAGAATTTTTACCTGATGTTATTAATATAGAGCCTGTATCAACATCTTCATACAATCTATATTTTCTCTTATTATCTTCTAGTATAATCCTATAAACTGGTATACCATTTAAATAAAATTTATTTTTCATCTTTCAACATTTGTAGGTTACCTAATAGTAGAAACTTCTCCATATCAGCAATCTTTAATTCTGTAAACTCTGATGCTACATCCTCTATATTATCTTCAGTCCACTCTACTCCTGATTTATGAATATCCTTAGCTATCAATTTAATCTCATCCATAATCTTGTACATATACTTGATATGGTGTTTAACTTGTCTTCTCTCAGCTACTTCTGCTTTACGACTCCCCTTTGTCATGAAATTACTCATTGTCTTGTGAGTCACAATTAGTTAATGTTTCTGGATATTTATTAATATCATCTTCTCTATACAACTCATCAAAATCTTCTCTTCTCATAACTACAAAGTCTGTAGTTAATTTAATATTCATTGTATCTTCTTTTGGATACGTTTTCTCTACATCTATTAGAGTAGATATTAAATGTTCCATTGTAAATGTTAACAACTCTTGTTGCATTGATTCAATTTCATCTTTAAATACTATTCCGTTTGGTGCATCTACGTTCTCCTGTACTTTACCACCTACTATATAAACGTGGTCTTGTAATAATTCTTCCTTTCTACTCATTGTATAATATGTTTGTTTTAATTTCACTATCATAAATTCTTCCTCCAAATATTGATAATCTATCTCTAATCCATTTATTGTTATTCCTTACAAATATCTGTATAATCTTTTCGTTATTAGCTCCATAATCAAGTGATACGTTTATATCTGTTATAAGATTACCTCTGTACTTGTGAGTGTATGTATGTTGTTTATTGAATACTTCATCAAGATTATTAATAAGATCTTGTTTAATTGTTAAATACTTATTAAATACTGCATCTTCTTCGTTTGTCATTACTTATTGTTTAGTGGACTATTGATTTCAATATAAAAATGTATTGTTAAATCTCCTAAAGAATGTGATACTCTTACTGGAGCTTTCATTGCAATAGATGCTACATTCTTAGTATACTCTAAAAACATCCCTACATGCTCAATCTCTTCTTCTGTTAAATCTCTTGTTTCTTTCATTATAACTATATTTCTTTGTTACTTTCTTTGTTGCTATTTTGTAAACTTATGCAAAGGTACGAAATAAAAATGACAATTCCTAATAAAATCGTATTTATTTTACATTTATTTTTTTAAATGAGCATTTTAAACAGTAAATAGGTTCAACTGTATTCCATTGATGATTACAATTTTTTTGTTTTATATCCTCTTTTCTTCTCCATGCATCAAACATAGATGACCTCTGATCTTCCCAATTATTATCTTCCATAAGGCTCATATACACTTGTCTCTTTATTAAATATATAACTCTCTTTATTTAATTCACATCTACTTATAAATCTTTGTTTAAATTTATCTAATATATCCCATATATCTGTACTTGTATTATATTTAAAAGTATCATCTATTAATACTAATCTAGACTTATCTTTATTATGGATAAGTGTAGTTAACATTATAGTTCCAATTCCTCCAATTGAATTTGGTGGGTATACCATTAAATCTATTTTAGGATATCTTAGATCAATTCTTTGTATTGCTAGGTTTTTCCAACCTACTAATGTTACTTCATTCATATCTTTTTAGTTTTAGGTAAGAGGGGTCACTACTCCCCTCTCAGTGTCCATAGTGTAGCGAAATTCCCTGTCAACTGCCTACGGTGCAAAATTGTTAATATAATATAGCTAATTGCTTATATTGTACTTAATNTAATACTTTTTATACTCTTCTGATTACGTTTATATATCTCAGCTACTTGTTGTAAAGCCAAGTTAAAATCATATTCATAGTATTGTAAAACATCATAATCTAATACCTTTAATGTATTATCAAACCATGATATAACATACTTACCATCTCCTCGATTAGCCCAACCATTAAGTCTTATCTTAATTGTGATAGGTTTAAATAT